GTTCTGTTATTTGATTTGAGGTTTCTAGGGCAACCCTAAAGTCGTTAAACTTGTTGACCTGTAGGGTAGACACATCTTGAGCGTTGCCTTGTACAATAGCACCATTGGGGCTTTCAGCTAAGACACGGGCCTTAGTTGTACCGTTGGGTGCTACCATAAATAGGACTTTTGCAGAGGCGGCAGAGCCTTCAACGATGGCCTGTGTAAGGGCTTCTAAGCTCTTTAGGTCACCAATGTATTCCTCTACGAAACCACGCCCATAATCTTCACCGTCAATACGGTTAAGGCGTAGTGGTATAAATGGGTTTTTGTCTTCTGGGTACGATCCTGTTGTACCCTCAATAATTTCACCCATAACCTCTTGGTGAATATCCCAACCTTTATAGGTCTTCTTCACACAGGTATATAGGTCAATGTTTTTAGCCGCATCACCATCGTTTTTAATAATCTCTTGGGCTGGCTTGGGAAGCATCATAGGACTGACGCTTTCCTTTGTAATAATCTCAAGCACATTACCCATGTAATCACGCTTAACAACGTAACGATCTAAGCGGTAGAATTTTACAGAACCCTTTTTGGGCATATAAAGTAAACCATTACCACTAACTATTAAATGTTTTAAAAGTTCAAATGTTGGGACACGCAGGGCTAGATGTTCTATCTCTCCCATCCCTGTTCTTTCGATACGTGCAAGGGCCTCTTCTACTGCGCCCCGTGCCTCAGGACCCGCAACCTCTAAGATGTCAAAGTCATCTATGGTTAATCGGAAAAAGGGGGCATTGGGTGGAAGCAGGGCCATAAGTAGTTTTGAGGCTAAATTATTTACACCTCTTGCACCTACCGCTTGGTAGGGAGTTTCATAAATTGAACTGTCGCTATGCCCCTCAGGGGGGACAAGTGAGGGAATTGTTAATTTTGAGGCGTCACGCGCCCGTCTTAGATAACTCTCTCTTGTTGTCATAAGATGGGCATAGCGACTAGCTACTGATTGGTTTTGATCACTATACACCATTTATTCCCTTAACCCGTTGAGATATTAAGGGACTTACCAGTGAGGCCAGCCGTACCAACAGCGTTACCTTTGGAGCCAGTGGCTACACGTAAACCACGTTTACCTTTACTTTTCTTTTTTGACTTATCAGATGCTGAATCCACGTCTGCTAATTCAATATCTGGATTGTTATTTTTCGGACCCGCTGCCGCTTTAGCGACTACCTTTTGCTCAGGCATCTTAGGTGCTTTTGGCATACACATTTTGTGTCACTCTTTCTCTATTTCTAATAGTTCATCGATCTTATCTAAGACCAGTTGACTTCCGACAAGTTTCCCAAGCTGAAAGCTAGTAAGCTCTGCTCTAGGGATACTATCTATAAATATTTGCTTTAACTCATACCTGAGTACTTTAGCGTTATTAAGCTTTTGGCTCTCAATAGTTGTAATATCCATTCGTTTACCGATAGTGTCCTTTATTAAATGGTTGAATTTGTTGATGCGCCCAGACCCCAATTAAGAAGCCTAGGCACACCCCTAGTACGGCCCCTAAGAGCCACCAGAAAAACATTGTCATTTGATTGGGCAAGCACCTGTTGCACAGCCTTCATCCTCAAACTCTTCAAGGGTGTTAGCTGCATCGATGTCGATGGGCCTCAGTGTTGCACTGTACTCATCAAACTGTTCTTTGGTCACAACTTCCTGTGGAAGATAAGGATACCCTAGGTCTTCCGCTGTCTTGGTAGGATCGTTGCGGTAGATGAAACTCACACCTACATAGCTGTCCCAGTTCTTACGAAGCCAGTGAATGATACTAGGCACTTCATCAGGATCATAGGATATTGTTACTGAACAATTATGATCAACGTAGTAGGTCACCATTTTCTTGTACCGTTCTAGCTGGTCAAGCGCAGTCTCCATGTTGACCTCTTTACCATCTACATTAGTGAACTCGACATTATCGTAAGACACAGGGAAGGTAGCAAGCACAGCATCATCGCTATAAGGATCAGTCCAAACCCTGTAATTACCCTCTTTGAGTAGTTCCACAAGTGGATCATGTTTGCTAAACCTCACATTGTTAAATATGTACTTACCCAAAGGCTTATGCACACCCTCTGTGGTTGACATAATCTTTGAAAGGGTTCCACTTGGTTTAACGGTTGTAACAGCCTTAGAGCGTGGCAGCTTTAGTTCATCAGCCATAGAGTGTGCGCCTGACTGTGCGGCCTGTCGTAACATCTGTAGGTGATGACCGCTCTCATGGTGTTCCCATGTCACAATGCCTGTTAAGCCCACACCTGTAAGTCTAAGGAACTCATTAAGCTCATGCCATGACCTTTGAAGGATGCCATCGTCTAGGTTCACACAGGTCTGTCGGTAGTTTGCACGGGCCAATAACCACAAGGCATATTTGGTATCTGTTAAGGACCAACCGTTAACTTTGTTTAGGTCAAACTCTACTAAGTTGCAAAAATTTGCATTACCTAAAAGTATCTCTGCACAAGGATTTACGCCAGCAAACCAAGGCGCACGTTTCTGTGCTGCCTCTGCATTTATGAAGGCTGGCTCCGATCCCCCAGCGTCCTCCATGATCTTAAAGATATCCTCAAGTTCCCCTAGGCTTGGTTTCTTCCAGAACAATAGTGAGTTGTTGGACTGCGCTCTCTGTGGGTTGTCGATCCAGTGGTCTTTCTTGGCCCTAGCAAACTGCTGCCACTCGGCTGAACCATAAGGCATAAGGGCAATCTCAGCACTACGGCGGCTGGACAGGCAAGTACCTAACCAGTTCATCACGTCCAAGATATCCATGCGTGTTAAGAGTTGCCCAGCGCGTTTGTTCAGTAGCTCTGCAATAGCTTTGAAGGCTACAGAGATTGTTGCATCCCCAGAACTAATCCAACCATAACCCGACAAGCGTTCCCCCGCTGGTCTGATTTGGGTGAAGTCTAGGATAACCTTCTTTACAGGCTTCTTCATTGCTAAGAGCTTACCAACACTCTTAGCCCAAGCCTCTGCACTATCTCCGACTTCCAGACGCCAGCTATCGCCAGCATAGTGTTCATTGTTATGATCATAACCACGGGTGTCTCTGGTTGATCGTATGACTTCGATCTGTACAGGCTTAGTAAAGCCATTGAGGTTACCAGTGATTGGTTCAAAGCCTACGCCACAGCCTTGTAGGAGAAGCCAGAAGCCGTCAACTACGTTGTGGATGGTCTCTACTCTAGCAAAGCTACAGTTGAACTGTGAGGCCTCTCTGTGCTTGGCTACGTCAGTACCTCCCAGCCATAGTGTACGGCCTGATACCAAACCAATACGCTTAATGAATAAGTCCCGTAGTTGCTCTAGCTCTGATTGTTCGTATAAGTTAAGCTTACCATCTTTTGCACGTTCCCATAGCCATTGCTGGTGGTGGATGACACGATCAATCGTATCCTCCCAAGTCTCAAACTTAGTACCTTCCTTGTTTAAAGGGCGGTTGTATGTTCTGCGCGTAATCACCTGTGCGCGTGTGTCTGTAGTCATCTATTATCTCCGCTACCTTTAAGGACGCCCCGCTCCTTGCGGGACGCTAGTTTTTCAATGTTACCCATCGCCACCTTGCTCAACGGTGACCCCAAGAGTGTTGACAGTTCTGCTACAAACCAGAGGACATCCCCCAGTTCATCCAACACTGCTTCTTTTGGAAACTCACCGTCCTTGCGGTAGTACTTGGCTACCTTACCTGAGACCTCACCAACCTCTGCTGAGAGACCAGTGATCAGGTATTCTAATGATTTGTTGACGGGGTATACTGCTGTCTTGTGCGCCCTGTTCTGGTAGTCATTAAGCGTTAGGGCGGGGGCTATGTGATCTTGGTGAATTGTAGTACCTTTATTGAACGCTTTTTCTATTTTCTTAACATCCCATTTAGCCAAAAGTTTAGTTCTCCATTAGGGCTTCCCAGCTACAAGGGAATAAGTCCCCCATAACTTCGCTGATTTGATCTGCTATTTTTCTAGTCTCTGCTTGAGCATCAGGCTTACAACGCAGTCGGGCCATGTCAGCCCAAGCATCTAAGGAACCAGACCACCACCATTCAGTGTAGGTGGATTGGGGTAAGATGCCTCTCGCCTGTTCTGGGCAAACACCTTTTTCTAATAGGTGATTGTAGACCCCAAGGATGACGTTGTGGGTTGTACTGATATGCACATCCTTAATCTCTTCATCACTACTACCCTGCTTGACGTTAGCAGCCCTGCCTCTCCAAACCTCAGGCTCATAGAATGTT